CAGCGAGCCGCTTGAATGGGGCTTCCGTGAAGTCATTAAACCAGGAGCGTTTGCGGAAAGTCTAGCAAAACGAAATATCCTCGGACTTTACAATCATGACACAAAGGAGCTGCTAGGGACGACAAAGGCGAACACTCTTCGTCTTGAAGATCGTTCGGACGGTTTGTTCTTTGAGCTGGATCTATTGCCGCAGCATGAAACGTTGTACAACCTTGTGAAGCGTGGCGACCTAGCAAATTGTAGCTTTGGTTTCAAATGCGACAAGGATAAATTTACACACCAGGATGCTACCGATCTACGTGAAGTCGAAAGAGGAACATTGTATGAAATTAGCTTGGTAGCTTTGCCAGCTTATCCAACTACTTCAGTAAGTGCAAGAAGCTTGGAAGAATATAAAAAATTTAAGGGGGCTAACAATATGGAAAACCAAGAAAATAAGCAAGAACAACGCGAGGAAATCGGGATTGGTGCAGCGATCGGCGGTACCGAGAAATTAAGCGAAGAGGTACGCTGCTACAAACCAGGCGAGAAGATGGCATCTGAAGAACGTAGCGAGGTAACTGTAGGCGGTTTAATTCGTGGCTATGTTACTGGTAAGTACACAGAAGCAGAACGCCGCATGATGACCACAACGACAAACGGCGGTAACTTCCTTGTTCCTCATACAATCCTTAATCAATTGATTGACCTAGCGCGCAACAAATCGGTATTGCTTTCGAACGCTACTATGGTGGACATGAAGAGCAATAAAACTGTTTCCGTACCTAAAGTCATTGCGGATCCAACAGCACAATTCAAGAAAGAAGGGGCAGTAATTGCACCTAGTGACCCGACGTTCGGTGAAATCAAGCTAGAAGCAAAGTACCTCTACGGACTTGTAGAAGTGCCGTTAGAACTTATCAAAACTGGAATCGGAATCGAAGAGAAGATCAATACGCTTCTAGCTCAAGCGATAGCTCAGAAACTGGATGAAGCAGGCTATAACGGTGCGGCTGATGGATTCAAAGGAATTTTTAAAGAAGATATTCAAAAAATAAATATTGCAGCTGTTAACTACGACGAAGTCTTGAAGGGCGTTAAAGCTGTAGCCAAAGAAAATGGCGTACCAACAAGCCTTGTTTATTCTACTGACACTATGTATGACATTGAAACAGCGAAGGACGCGAACGGCCAATACTTAGCAGCTCCTAAGTTCTATAATGACATTAACAAAAATTCTACTAACCAGTTGGCCAATGACAAAATTCTAGTAGGTGACTTGTCACAGGTATACGTTGGCTTGCTTCAGGACATGCAAATTGAAATTAGCACTCACTATGGATTTAACAAAGGTACAGTCGGGATCCGCGTCATGTGGTACGGTGATGTGAATGTGGCACAACCTAAACATTTAGCCCTGTTAACTAAGGCGGCAGGCTAATGACTGACACCGAATTGCTCAAAGAGGTAAAGGAGTTTCTACGGATCGACGGAGACGACCACGACAGCAATTTGACAGGTTTGATCGTTGCAGCCAAGGAATACATCAAAGGGGCGACAGGTAAAGAATATAGTGGTTTGCCGCTAGAAACTCTTTGTCTGAAGCTGATTATGACGCATTGGTTTGACCAAGAAACTAGACAAATACCTCACGGCGTTAATAGTATTCTGACACAGCTACAGTACAGCTGATTGGAGGTATTAGCATGAACACAGGAAAGTTGGACAAGCGAGTCATCATTCAGGAGAAACGCGTTGTCATTGACCCTGAAACGTTCCTGCCTGTTGAAGCGTGGGTTGATTTCGATACTGTGTGGGCAGCGGTTGAACCAATCCGAGGGCGAGAATATTTCGCCGCAGCCGCAGTAAATGCAGAAAGTACGATTCGTGTCCGTATCCGTTACAGAAAGGGAATAACTTCAGACATGCGCGTTAAGTATGGTGACCGCTTGCTAGAGATTATTTCCCCGCCAATTGACCCAGAAGAAAAACACGTTGAAATACACTTGATGACCAAAGAAATTGTATAGTACACAATGGGCGCAGCTGCTTATAGGCTGCGTCTTTTTTTGTGATCTAGGACAAACTTTGTATTTACTTGTTGCAAAAAGTAAAATAAAAGTATATTATAAGAATGTACAAAGTAAGTTAAAAGTAAGTTGAAAATAAATTTAGTTAAGGAGGCAGAATTTTAGATGATTATTATTAAAGTTAAGGAAGTTCCAAATTCAAAAGAAGCCCTGAAGGAACGCGTTCGCAGAGCTTGGAGGATGAATATCGATCGTTTATACAATCAATCCGAGTTAGCCGCTTTGTACAAAGGTGAGATCCTTGAGGTGTATAAGATCATCAGTTATCAAAAAGATGACCAGGAGCCAAACAGAGTTTCGTTCGAGTTAGAGGAAATTTCGAGTCCATTGAAAGGTAAGAGAATTGTTTACAGAACTTCAAATCCTGCAACGATCATGAATGAGAAGGATTTAGAGTTTGAATAATGTGCAACGTCGCATATTTTGAAATTGGAAGTCTAGTAAACGATTCTATCAGATGATAAGATGTTGGTAGAAATGAGAAAAAGCGCCTCAGATCTTTGGTCGGATCGGCGCTCTCTCGTTCATATACCAAGGGAGAAGTGTAACTTCTCGAGGTTTTATTTTGTTACTGTCATTGTAACAAGTAATACTTCGGATGACAACACCCTCCCAATACTAGGAGAGTGTTTTTTTATGGAAAAAGAAAAGATGGAGTTTTTGCAAGACGATGGCCAACTAAGAGTGTTCATAGTTCCAGTTGATATTTTAGATGTTCCAGACTTATCATCATCCGAAAAATTGGTCTACATCGTCCTAAGATCATACGTTAACCCGACTGATCCGACCGCATTCCCTTCATACGAAACAATAGCAAAGAAGGCAAGCCTTTCACGTCGTCGCGTGATCGACATTGTTAAATCCCTTGAAGAAAAAGGGCTTATGAAAAAAGAAATACGCCTAACAGTCACCAAGGATCGTAAAATCAAAAACACTTCAAACCTGTATACTTTAGTGACTCCAAGGAGAAAAACTGCTAGTGAAACCATTTCACCCCCCCTAGTGAAACCATTTCACCCGGGTAGTGAAACCATTTCACCCGATCATAATCATTTAACAAAACCATTATTAAATATGAATGATTGTTTGAGTGAACCGGATAAATCGAATGAAATTTATGAATCTCTTAAAAAGCATGTACCAACAAATTGCTATTGGGATTACATACCTCTTAGTGAACCATACATCGATGAAATTTATGTCATGCTGCTGAACCAGTTCCCGACACAGTTATCTACAGAAGCCGTTAAAATCGCTTGCGAACTTTATTTCCATAGGGCATGTAGTAATACACCTTCAGGCGTGATTATGAAAATTGACATTGAAAACCCAACAGGCTTTTTTCAAAACTGCTACAAAGACGCGATTAAGCAATACAAGGCAAAAAAACGAAAGGTGAAAGCTAGCAATGAGTGATTTTATAAAGGATTCTTGGTTCCCGATCGCATCGGAACAGATTAATAATGCTGAATTTATAAAATTAACACCATCTGAGAAGGTTTACTTTTGGACGGTTCTTAGTGAACTGAATTTAGTAGGTGAATCCTTCTATAAGTCGGACGCTTGGTTTGCTGCATTTCTTGGTTTAAGCCTAGAAAAAATTAGAAAAGCTCGTGCTAAGCTCGCAAAGCTGGGCTTTATTGAGATGATACCAGGCAAAAGGATTAGAGGTAGAAACTTATCTACTACGTATATCAGTGTAAAGTGGTTGGAGATGGTGGAGGGAAAACAGTTTTTCAAAATAGACAGAACAACGTTTTATAAACTCATCGACTACGTTCGATATACTTCAATCAGTCATGCCGATCTATGCGCATTCGTCTACGTGAATTATTTTATTGATAGACAGAATGGCAAAGGGGTAAGTGTGCTTAAAAGCGAGTTTAAAGAGATTAGTAATTTACCGCGGGCAATATCTAACATCGAATATATTCACTCTGCGATTACCTTCAATGACGGTAGTTCACTATTCAGTTATATAGAACACTACAGAACATTGGAATTCAGGAGCGTATTCAGCTTTGTGTTCAATGCAAAGGAATGTGAATTACGACAGAAGGAAGTCGAACGCGAAGTAAGGATGATTCAGATTGAAACTGGCGTCTTAACGAAAGATAGCTTGGGATATTTTTACTGTGATCTTTATGAAATCCACTACAGAAAACAATATTCTATAGCAAACGATCCAAAAGGTTATTTTAGAGATCTTGAAAAACTGTACAACCTTAAAGATCGTGTGGATGTGGTTGCAGCATTAAAAGAATATTTCAAAGAAAAAAGACCGAAAGGGCATTCTTTGTCTGGTCTGGTTAAGGATTTAGAATCTAACGTTTCATGAAATACGACGACGTCGTCGCATTCGTTCAGACGTCTGAACATTTGGAGAGCGCAATTTTGTGCCCTCCTCAAAACGGACGACATCGTCCAATATAGCGCGACGTCGCACCATATGGAAACAGATGGAATTATGACGGTACGTACCGTTAAAACGAACATCGATGTTCGAAATCATGCGACGTCGCACGGTTTGGAAACGAATGTAATTTTGCCGATACGTATCGGCGGTTGAAGTTGTCGACGTCGGCAAGTTTGCCAGTACGTACTTGAATTCGGAATCGATTCCGAAAATGCGACGTCGCACCTGAATACCATCATTTTAAATGATAGTTTGTAAGTGGTACGAGTAAGTGGTTTGTAGTAAGTGGTATAGCGTAAGTAGTTTGTAGTAAGTGGTACAAAATCAATAGATGTATGCTATCAATCTATCGAATTCATACTACTCATTTAATAAAGATCTTTAGATTATATAGATTAAATAGATTATATAAACAACAACTACTAATTTTGAAAAAATAAAGTGAGAATACGTATTCTCAAAATAACATTAATTTCTAAAAACAACTGATCGTATGAAAAGTAAAAACAACACCCCTATACCGTGGAAAGTTGAAGGAGTGTTGTTCACGAAATACCCGACAAGGGATATTCATAAAAAGTCTATCACCTGTCGGTAACAAATGACAAGGGAGAGATTTAAATGAACGGTACAAACATGGCATCAAATAGCAATTTTATGGGTGCGATTAAAACGATAGATTTGAAATTAGAAAAACTTTCAATGGCAGAAGAAGCATATGCAGCTGGAATGGCTTTTGTAATAAAGGAAATGGCTTACGTTCTATTTCACAATAAATATATAGACTTGAACGACACTACTCCTGAAGAATCAAAAGCTGACAAAGAAGCAAACGATGCAATGGATCAGCTAAGAGATATATTGAATCAAGAGCAATACAAGTTAGTCCTGAAGATCGAAGATAAATTGACATATTCACAACATCTTGCTGAAGAAAGATCCTTCATACAAGGATTCTTTGAAGGTTATAAATACGTAAAGGAATTGAGCTAGATCAAAGCGAATTAAGAAACGAATTCAAGTTCGGTTTTGAAAAGGATGGTAACGCATGAATGACGCTATGGAGTTCGTATATACATCCAAGGAAGTAAGCACAAGTATAGGGATAGCCACGTCCACACTACGCACTTGGTGCCTGAAACTTGAAGCAGCTGGATACATACTAAAACGCACCGAAGATGGAAAACGGATGTTTTTTGAACGCGACATTACAGCGTTACGCATGATGAAAGAATTACTAGATAAGAGTCACCCGATTGAATACGCCGTTGAACAAATAACCAGTAGATTCAATACGATGACGCATAGCGTCACTGAGGATGACGTAACGACCTCACTTGAACATAGACCGTCACAAGAGCGTTTTCCTAACCCGACTGAGTTCATGGATGAGATTAGACGAGCGATCCGCGAAGAAGTTCGCCAGGAAATAGCCGTCGCGATCGATGAACAGAATAAACGATTGGACGAGCATATTGAGCGCAGGGATCAGCAGATTTTGGAGCTCATGCGTTCAATGCAAGAGGAACGACAAAAGAAGTGGTGGCAAAAGATATTTTGATGACGACACACCAAATCTAAATTCGAATTGAGTTTTGTAAACACGAACATTATTCGGGTTAGGACCTCGCGTTTTGCGACCCCCTTTAAATCGTTCGACGTCGAACACTAATGACCGTACGTACGGTTAAAATCCCATTCATTACCATAGTGAGAGTACGTACTCTCAAAATCGTGGCACGTACCACGGAATGATAACTCACCTACACTGGTGGGTTATTTTTTGTATTCTGACACGTATCAGAATTTGATGTTCACGAACGTACATTCCAATTATTACCGATCTATGATAGGATATAACTATAAAACATATGTTCGTTATAGGTTTAAACTATAAACAGATAGAAGGTGATCGAATGGGAATTTTAAAGTGGTTTGAGAAAAGAAGCGAACCAACAGGAAATTATGATGTGTTCACTAACAGCACAATGGTAGCTAATAACGCTAGCGAGATGGTAAGCAGCGACACAGCCCTGCAAGTACCGCCTTATGCAAGTGCTGTTAATTTGCTCTCAACGAGCTTGGCCAAGTTATCAAGGCACACTTTTCATAATGGTGTACGTGTAGAAGGTCATTACGTCGAGAAGCTGCTGCAGAACCCAAATGAACTAATGGACGGATACACACTATTCCAACAAGCTGAAATGTACAGGATTCAAGAAGGAAACTGTTATATCTACATTCAACGGAACAACAAGGAAGAAGCCACAAAGCTGCTGCTCATTAATCCTACTATGGTCACAGTCAAGCTAGAAGGCGACAGCTATTTCTATTACGTGAAGTCAGCACATGGAAATCAGATTCGAGTTAAGCCGATCGATATGATCCATGTCAGGGGTAACGTTCTAGATAATCTGAATGGCAGAGGGATGCCGACGATCCTGAAGGAGCAGCTTGGTTTATGGTTGGCAGCACAGAAACACCAGGCAACTTACTTTGCTCTAGGTGGTAACCCTACAAGCGTACTATCAACTGACGAACAACTAAGTGAACCAAAGCGAAAGCTAGTACGTGAAGCATGGGAGAAACTAAACGGTGCAGCTAACAGGCATAGGGTTGCTGTTATCGATGGTGGATTCAAGTATCAAAGCCTAGCCCACAACTGGCAAGAGCTAGAAATGAATGCACTATATGACCAGTTAACTAAGCAGATAGCCAGTGTGTTTAATATACCTGGCTTCATGATAGGTCATGACGGTAGTAAGAACACCTACAGCAACGTAGAAAGCCAGAACATGCAGTACCTACAGCAAGCACTAATGCCAAGTATCACAGCGTGGGAATATCAACTACAAAAGATCTTCGGGTACAACGGTGCTATGTATATAAAATTTAATTACGAGACCCTACTAAGGGCAGACAGCAAGACTCGAGCTGAAAGAATAAAAATATTAATAGATTCAGATGTATTAACGGCAGAAGAAGGGCGCGAGTATGAAGGGTTGCCAGTAAAGGCGGCTCCGAATGCTTAAGAAGCCTTGTAACTCAATAGGGTGCAGAGAACTAATACCACTATCAAAGAAGCCGCCATACTGCGAGAAGCACACCAAGAGTCTGAGGAAGGCACAAGATAGGCGCCGAGATCCTGAAGCAAAGAAGTTCTACGGTAGCGCACAGTGGAAGCGAATAAGGGAACAAGTGTTAAAGGCACACAACTACATGTGCAAGCCATGCTTAATAGACAAAGGTCAGATAGTACGTGCAACAACCGTGCATCATGACGTACATGTCAGAGACGATAAGAGCCTAATGAGGGACACAAGCAACCTAACGCCACTATGCACCGCCTGTCACGCTAAAATGCACAGGGAAAAGGGCGGGAACCATGCTTGATTTCTCCTGAAGGCAGCTTTAAACGACCGCCGCCGAGTTTTGTTCGAAAAAAATGTGATAGTAAAAATTCTGAATTGAGGGGGGTGATAAGGCGTGGCGTTACCAGTGAGAGCAGACCAAAAGAAGCGACGGATTGCGAAGGATACAAGGGATTCACTTCACGAATCAGAAGAAAAAATGCACGAAACACTAGATAATCCAATTTTGGATTCTCCTTCATGGTTGTGTGCTGCAGGAAAGAAAAAGTTTCAAAAATATGTGGAGCTGCTTACTTCAGTGAACATGATAACAAGTCTTGATGCTGAATGTTTAGCGGAGTTGTGCAACCTTCAGGTGCGATCTTTGAAAATGGAAAAGCTGATTAGAAAGCAAGGGTTAATGTTTGGCGATAAGCTGAACCCTCTTGTACAAGAACAACGGCAGACACTAAAAGTGATTTACAGCTACCAGGCTAAATTGGGACTCAATCCTAGTGATCGGCTACGCTTTATTAAACCAGACAGTGGAGAAGAAGATGAACTAGAGGCGTTTAAAAATGAACTATAACGAGTACATCAAAAACGCATCATCTGACGCTCAATTTTGCCCCACAACACGCTTCGCGCTTGATGTTGTACGTAAATCCATTGTTGCAGGGAAAACGCTAATACAAGCTTGTGAACGTCACCTAAACGACCTGAAGAAATTCACCGACGTCGGGGAATATGAGTTTGATAGACGAAAAGCACAGCATGTATTCGACTTCTTTGCAAGGTACGCTTGCCATAGTCAAGGGGAATTAGCAGGGCAGCCGATCAAGTTGGAAGGATGGCAGCATTTCATTCTAGGGAGCTTAATGGGATGGGTGTCCACTACTACTGGCGCCCGTAGATTCACACTGAACTATACGCAGATTGCAAGGAAAAACGGCAAGAGCTTGCTTTCAAGTGGCTTATCGAACTACATGTTCATGATCGACAACGAACCAGGAGCGCAATGCTATTGTGCGTCCGTCAAAAGAGACACAGCCAAGATTGTTTGGACTGATGCAATGCGAATGATTCGAGCGTCGCGAACGCTGCGAAAACACGTGAAGATTCAAGAAAGCCTAGCGACTATGAAGCATGGGAATAGCGTTTTTAGAGCGTTATCCGCAGACAAAGGGCAAGACGGTTTGAACATTCATTTCTGTAGCATTGACGAGTAT